ATGAGGTAGGGGGTGTGATTTTGGAGACCCCCTCCCCATGTCTTTAAGCCCTGTGGCAGCAGTGCAGATCAAGTGGTTATTTGTTTGTATTGACTTCAAGTTCAAATGTTTTCAGAGAAGAAAACAAAAACTTTATTCAAAGAGCATTAGACCTCAACCTATAGTTCAAGCCTTGTCTGCTTTTGTTGTTTTCGTTCTCTTAACTTTCTTGTAAATGTTCATGAAGTCGTAACGAATGATCTCGTCAATCGCTCTTTCAATCTCTTGATTGTTCTCTTCTTCAGAGAATTGGTCAGAAGTGTGAGCAATTCGATCGAGATAAGCGCAAGTGTTGTAACCCTTTTCTACATCGAACAGGAACCAATCGGAGAACTGTTCAAATGGATTATAAGGGTTGTCAAATGTGGTAAGGGCACAAGAACCATTCATACCAGTCACTCCTTTCAATTCAAGTAATTAGACACTGTGCTTGTTGAAATACCAAGAGCTTCAGCAATTTCCGATGTGCTGTAGCCAGAAGCATTCATTGAAGCAATCTTATTCTGCTTTGCAGTGCTGAGAGTTGTTGTTGCTCTCGGTGTTGCGCGCTGTCTAAGACTGTCAATGTCCACATTGTCGATGATTTGGGTGAGCTTGTTCTCACTAATAGCACCAGCTTGAATTGCTTCCCATTCACGGTCTGTAATTTTAATGGTTTCTCGCTTTGCGCCAACAGAGGCACGAGCCTGAGTAAGCGCCTGCTGGCTTGCTTTCTTGAGTTCGCCCTTTGTCATGTCCGGGTTATCCTGCTTTTTAGCAGCCACTACTGCATTAGCCATGGTCTGAGCCTGTCTTTCTCTGGGAGCATTCTTCAAAGCCACATTGAGTTTTGCATTTAGAGAGTCGACCTCAGCTTGATAGGTCTCTTTTGCAGTGGCAGAGTAGGGTACTTTTCCGGTGGATAGGATCTCAAGACGAGCCTGGTTGCCCAGGGCTTTCATCTTGTTAGCGTAGTTAGCATAAGCACGCTCCACGGGGGTATCAGCTTCAGATACCAGGGTATAGGCATCCTTTGCTTCAGCCATCTTAGTGCTGGGCTGAGTACGCTCTTTGACCTTGCCAGTTCGCTTATCAACGTAAACAGGGTCATCTACATCTTTCCATATGTATTCACCAGTTTTTTCGTCGATTTTTGGGCTACCTTGCCTCTTGATAATGGAAGTCTCAGACTTAGCACGGGAAATCAGAGTCGAAGCACCCTCATGGTATCTTCCATCCTCATCAACTGTACCCTGATACTTCTTTTTCAAAGAGCTGATGCCATTGTCGATCTCACTTTGCTTGTAGTCCAGCTTGTGTTTTTCAGCATCAATAACTACCATGCTATGACGAACTGCTCTTGCAAGCTCATCCTGCGTAGCTCCCTTCAAAGTCATGTCAGTAATCAGATTAGAAATGACACCCATCTCTTTCTGTGTGTTCTTCATAGGCTTGAAAGTGCCAGCAGGTTTTCCGCCATACTCCAATTTTGGGTCAAATCCTTCAAGCCCCTTCAGAGGAGGAGTGGAAGTAATCTTGACCTTGCTTTTACCAGAGTTACAGGGGATGACCATGACAGTATCACCATCAAAGTCAGCACCTGAAAGCCGTTCTGCAACCTTACTGTTAATACCGATGGCATCTTTAGGGGTGTTACCAAGGATTCTGCGAGCCTCTGCCTGCTTGTTATTCACTGTCAAGATAGGAATCTCAAAAGTTCCGCCATGCGGATAACGAACCAGAGCTACTGTTTCACCATTCTTATAATTCGGAGCATACACTTCATTGTCTTTCATCGAAGTGATAGGTAGAATCACCTGATATTTCTGACGAGGAAGAGCAGCTGCCTGAAGGTGCACAGCAGCAGAGTCACAATCATCCGCAAAGGATTTAAGTAATGATTTTTTGACCGTCGGATTTGTCAATGAACAGATTTCATCAAATTCAGCCATTTTATCAGATGCCGCCAAGTTCAGCTGTTTATTGACCAGACTCAAACTCTGCTTAGAAAGAAACTGGGAGGGGAGTTTATCCGCCCATTCGCCCCAGTCGCCCTCTTCGGCACGCTTATTGATAAGGGAAAGCTGTCGTTTGCCATCAGCATCGATGTAATAGCTCTGCCCACCGGCTTTGATAAGTGAACCAAACGGATTGTCAGGGTCATCCTTGACCTTCTTCAGAACATCCGATGTCGGGGTGCCTTTTTTCTTATTGGTATTGAACATTACATCCACGCCATCAGGAAGATCATCAGAATAGACAGCCATTCCTTTCAAATATCTATTACCATCCACCAGAATGCGAACCTGAGCATAATGGGAATCACCAAGAGACAAGTCATCTACACCGCGACGAATTTCAATGACACCATCTTTCTGAATTCCGCCGTCTTCTGCATAACGGATTTTCAAGCGACTTGAATCCATGCTTTTGGGATAGACGAACTTATCGAAAGTCTCGCCGTCATCATGAGACACATAGTCTCTGACAGAATGAACATTCTCAAAATTATAAATCTCTTTATGCTCTGTTCCTGGAGGGCAGAGAACCTTGATGTTTGTTTGCTTACCCGGGTTTGTTACCTGAGGGACACCGCCGCCATAGATGTGATAGCCTTCCATTTCCAAAATATAAAGAGCCTGCTTCATTTTCTCTTTCGAAATACCAAGCTCTCTTTCGACTCCGGTTCCGACATCGATCATGCCTTTTTCCGAAATCTGTTTTTTCAGAAATTCAGCGGTCTGCTTTGCCTGATTCATACGAGCTTCGGAACTCTCATTCAAAAGTGAGCGAACCGAAGAATCGTTAGCAAAGCCCATCTTGTCAGCGATTTCATTCAAACTATAGCCCTTAGCACGAAGAGCCTTAGCCGTAGCGACATCAGCAGAACGGCGTTCGTCCTTTGCAAGGCTCATCTGGGTACGAAATTGGGTTGTACTCAAGCCCATAGATTTTGCAATGGCCACTTCTCCTGTGTAAGTTTTTCCATCTTTATCTGTAAAGGTGAAATTAGACTTTTTCAGTTCTTCCACACGAGAGAGAAAATCACCGCTGTGCTGATAAGGGTTATCACCCGAACCCCAAGGATAACGACCAGACCTTCTGGGCATACCGTAATGCATTAAAATATCATCCGTGAGACTCATGGTTTAACCCTCCTGTTCTCTGATTTTTCTAATAACCTTGTCGAAAGTAATAATCTTGTCCATGATTGGAACAATATCTTCGGCAGTAGGCGTGTGATATAGAATTTCATTGTTCTGATACAGACGAAGTTCCATCTCGATTTCCGATGGTTTCACCTTGTATTCCAAACAAAAAAGAGCAGCGTATATTTCAAGCTGCTCCATGTGCGCCGGCACGACACCGGTCTTCAAATCGTGAATACGAAGCGTACCATTCCGAAACACAATCGTATCGGCGGTGCCAAAGCAATTTTCTGAATAAAACAGAATCTGTTCAGGCACCATACGAAAACTAATTGCGTCATTGACATACATGTTCAATGTTTTCTGTGACTTAGGGAGTTTTTGCCCCAAAGTGATACATTGACATGCAAAGTCATGTAGAACGGTTCCTCGCTGTGTGGCCAAAAACTTTGAATAAGCATCGGCTACTTTTGTTTCATCATAGTTAATCCAATGATACTTGCTGGCACCAAGAAAAGCGTGTTGCCCTTCAAGATTGGAATGATTGTTGAAGATCATGCAGCACTTCCTCCTTGTTCTCGGGGCAAATAAATCTGGAAAAAGACATCTCGTCCATCTTGCCCACATAATATTCTTGGTTCGGTTGCTTTTTTGCGCCAGCGTGTTGTTTACATTCCAGAGCAGCCCATTTGTCATTGAACAGAATAAGCAGATCAGGAATGCCCTGTAAATATCCAGAGTCGCTTTTCATCACGATGCAACCCGGAAAAAGTTTCTTAAGCTCCTTAATGAGCTTCGATTGAAATTGACTTTCGAGCATTGGCAAATGAGCCTCCTTTCATGTAGTTTTTTCAAAACTGAAAAGAGAATGTCTATTCTTAAAAATAGCTTTTTTACTCCTCTCTTCATAAAAGGGAATGTATTTTTCGCGCGGCGGAAAAAGACATAAAAAAAGACCGAGACACCGTTTAAGCATCTCGGTCAAATATAAAGTTGTTTGTTATCGAGCTTCTACACTTACTGGGTCAAGTTCAAAGAGACCGGTATCAGAATTGTAGCTCCGCACTTTAGCCTGTATTCTTACATTGCTGCCGACTTTGATATAATCAGCAAGCGTAAGTCCGTCTCCTAAATCATATACCCCAACATCCTTAAACTTAAAAGTTGGACCAGGGTTTGCAGTATTTTCATCCACATAGTCTCCAGCACTGATTAGCAAATCGTATCGGGTGTCGTAATTATCGTGGTTTGTAAGATAGGTAATACAGCCATCAAACTCAATAACCTGATTCTTATAAGCCTCTGCAAAATCGGCATACGATTGATCCATATCTGCTTTAAGAGAAAGCATTGCTGCCAATTCTGGAGAATTATCTACTGTCAAAATATCAACAGCAGGCTCTTCGGTTGAAACGAATTCGCTATCTGTTTCAGAAGTTTCTTTTTCCGGGAATGTGTGATATGTGATTACGACCTCGGCATCAGCCGGATACCAAGTATCAGCAGAGTATCCAGTATCGCCATCTACGGAAACAGATTCAACCTCACCGTCTTTTGTAAGCCAACCGGTAACAAGGTCGTCAAGTTTTTCAAGTTTGATGTTTGTGAAACCACTACTTTCAAATTCGTCAACTACTTTTTGATAATCCTTACCTTTTTGAATACTGGAACCCGATGGAGTTTTAGCTTCTCCTTCATGCCCCTCTGAACTGCAACCTGCAATCGTAAATATCATGACAATCGCCATGCACACTGCCAAGAACTTTCTCATCTCATTATCCCATCCTTTCCGAGGGCATT